CGGACCTGGACCGGCGGCACCACCTGCAGCATCAGCGCGCTCATGCTGGCCACCATGCCGGATCCACAGACAGGAACCAGAGCCCCCAGCGGTCCATATGCACATGGTAGGTCTTGCCATCCATCTGGACTGCCTCCGCCACCGCCGTTGCGCCCAGGGACAACCCCAGCCGCTCCAGCAGGTGTCCGTGGCGGTAATGGCCCAGGATCGGGTCGAAACACACACCCTTCAGGCGGCCGACGTAGTTCGCGCCGTTCGTCACATAGGGCTGCTGCATCCGCCAGTAGGGAGGGTTCTCTCCCTCCGTCCGGTCGTAGTAGGTGCTCTGATACTGCATCTGGTCCATCAGCGCTCCCACGCTGGGACCGCCACCCTGGATGATCTCTCCCGAGCGCTGGTCACGCAGCGAACTGAAGCCACTCCCGAAGGACCAGTTTCGGCTGTACCCCGTTGTGTTCTGGTACCCCTGGGCACCGCCGACGGCAATAAACCCCTGAACGCCGGAGGCGCCGCTGAAGCTCTCGTACTGCCCGACGTAGAGGCCGAGCTGGTACGCCTCGCTCGTGTTTTCGTAACCGGTGGATTGGAGGACGCAGAAGATGAATGTCTCGGCGTCCGCACAGATCTGCCAGTACGTCGCATGGTTCCAGTACATGTACCCCAGGTAGATGACATGAGCGTCATTGCTGGTGGGATTGGTGTCCGCCGACCAGGTACGTGACCGCGTATTGACGCCCTTTGGGAGCGGAGTGCTGATATCCAGCATGCCCTCATGCACATAGACTGCGATGTAGTCGTTGACGCTGCCGCTACCGGTTAAGTGCCTGTAGAACGTCACCTGCGCGCAATTGGACGCCGGGGCCAGGGTGATGGCGGTGTCGAACTCGCTTACGACGGTCCACCCTGCCGGTGGCTTGTTGCCGTAGCCATCGACCAGCGCCGCGCGCAAGTAGCTCTTGAACTTCTGGAACGGCGTCACCGCCGACGGGAAGAGCGCCGGCGGTGCGCCGGCGTCCCGATAGCTGTACTGTCGAGCGGTCATCAGTCCGCGTCTCCTCTGATCTGCAGGTGGAATTCATCGTCCTCGACGGTGCCCTTGCCACTCAGCACCGTCCGCACGATCCACATCGGCCCCAGGCACGAGTCGGTGTTGAAGCGCACCGCATTGCCGGCCGCCCAGCCACTGCCCCAGCCTTCCTTGCGGATGGTGAAGTACGGCGTGTTCGTCTCCGGGTTGATCGGCGCCGTGTCGGTGGTGGTAGTGCCGTTGGCGATGACCCCCAGCTTCTCCTCCACCACGCTGAAACTGGTCGAGGAGTTGAACACCAGTGCCCACTTCGCATCGATCGCACCGCGGTTGGCGATCAGCGGTGGATAGGCGAGGCTGTTGTAGTTGGCGGTGGTCCCGTCGCCCTTGGGCTCGTCGGTCCAGTTCGGCGAGCCGATATCCCAGGTCCGCTGGGTGAACCAGTGGTGCAGCCGCGCCTGCAGGTCGCCCCAGCTCAGCGCACTGGACGCCAGCGTTTCGCCCGCCGGCAGATCCCAGGGCAGCGGCGAGGAGATTCCCAACTCGCCGTTCACTTGGACCTCGGTGCAGAGGGTCATGTGCTCGACCCGGTCACGCACCACCAGCGGCAGGGTCAGCGGGTTGCCCTCGGCATCCTGCAGGACCAGCGGGTTGGCCCATGTCACCCGGCCGCGTTCCAGGTCGACGCTGTAGCCCGCCGAGGCCAGTTCCACCGCGTTGGCGTCCACCACCTTGATCTCGGCCTGCTGGTCGCGGCTGAGCTGCAGCACGCCCCCGGCTTGAGGACTCGGCACCGTGGTCTCGGCGGTATGAGCAACCACCATCACGTCGCCCTCGCGGAACACTGGCACCCGCCCGTCCGCCGGCAGTCGCACCGGGTCCAGGCCCAGCAGGGTGGCGTCCAGCGGCAGCGAGGTGAAGACGACCGCGTTGTAGCGCAGCAGCAGCGGAATCACCGGGATATCGCTGGCCCCAGTGGTGTCCTCCAGATTGCTGGTGAAGCGCAGCCGGACGATGCCGGTCACGATATCGACGCTACCCTTGATCACCGCGCCATTGAGCTTACCGTTCGCGTCCGCCGTGGTGGTCACGATCTGCGCGGTATCCAGGCGAACCGCCGTCACCTGCAGGCTCGCAGAACGCAGCGGCGCCCCCGGCGTGCGGAAGGTCATGCTGGTGACGCTGAAGCCGGCGTTGGTAGTCAGACAGGCCAGCAGCGTGACCGTCGGCGCCGCCCCCGAGCCATAGGTGTTCAGCGTCGCGGTACGGCCGGCGTAGTCCACCGAGCCGACGGCGATGCCGGCGTTGGTGCTGCTGTTGATGTTCTTGTAGAGCACACCGGAGCGATCGACGTAGACCTCGCCGGCCCAGGTGAACACCAGCGAGCCCGGCAGGATCGGCTCGGCAACGCCGGGCAACAGGTCCAGGGTCACCGGCGCGACGGTCTGCGAATCGGTCTGCTCGCCGTACTCGACGCCGCGGCTCTGCGCACGCACGTTCAGCGTGCCGCCGAAACCCTCCAGCAAGGTGGTATCGGTGGCCACCAGGCGCAGCTTCTTCATGCCGAAGTTGTCGACCGTGTCGGTGTAGTAGGTGTACTCCTTGAACACGTAGTTGCCGGCCACCTTCAGGCTGAATTCGCCGGTCTCGTAGTTGATCGTCCCGGCGCGCCCGGCCCAGCCGCCGGCGGCGTCGTCGGTCACCGAGTTGTCCACGGTGATCTCCGATTCGAAGATCGGCAGCGCCCCGGTGCCCATGTCAGCACCGAGGGTCGGTGCCGCCTGGCGACGCTTGGTGATCCACGATAGGCGCACGCTGCCCGCCTTGAGCGGCGCCCCGGGGAGAGTGCCGATGCACATGCCGGTGCTGTCGGAGGTCACCGCCAGCGGGCTGTCGGTCACGCTGCCCTGCTGGTAGGTATGCACGATCCCACTCCCGGCATCCGGGGTGGCGCTCAATTCCATGCTGACCTTGCCGTCGGCATAGTTGATCTGGCCGCTGCCACCGGTACCGCTGAGCGAGCCGTTGCCGCTATCGAGCACGGTGCGCTCTACCCCGCCGACCTTGAACGTCGCCTTGTAGGAGCCGGGCAACAGCCCCTGGTGCGGCAACGTCCGGTTGATCCGCGCGCGCGCCTGCACGCTGGTGCCGGTGCGCTGGGTCAGCGCCGCATCGTTCTGCCCGACGTAGGCGTAGATCAGCGAACTCCCCACGTCCGGCAGCGCGCTCAGGGTGATGGATACCGAGCCGGTCGCGAAGTCCACCGTGCCGGTGCCTTCCCCGGCCAATTCGCCGTTGCCCTGGTCGCGGATCTCCTGCCATTTGCCCAGGGCGAGGAACGAGACCACCAGGGTGCCCGGCTGGGGCGGCGCTTCGGACAGCGACAGGGTGTAGACGAAGCCGCGGTTGCCCAGTTCGATAGGGATCTCCCCGGTCACCGCTTCGCCCGTCGCCGCGGCGGCAGGCTGGTAGGTGGCGCTCGCTGTCCCGCTCCAGCCGCTGCCGGAGGCCGCCATCTCGATTGCGCCGCTCTCGTAGTCGACGGTACCGCTGGCAATCCAGTTCGAACCGCTGATGTAGCGCAGGCCTCCCTTGCGGTCGTCGGCGAACACACCGCCGCCGGCGCTCAGCGACAGCGAACCCGGCGCGCAGCCGGTGCCGAGGAACGTCCGCGACCTGCCGCTGCCTATGTTCGCGACATTCAGGTTGACCGTCCGCGCCGGCCCGGCCGCAGCGAACAGGCGCCGCTGGTAGCCGGCCAGTTGGTCGACCAGCGCGTTTTCCCGGGTGGTACTGGGCACCAGTTGGGAATAGACCGACTTGACCCGCAGGCTCAGCGCGCCGCGGCTGACAGCCTCGGCCAGGGGGCTGATGCCGTAGTACCGCGCGGCATCGGCGACCTGGGTGCTGAGCACCTGGCTTTTCGGGCTGGTGGTGCCGCCTGGCGTCACCTGGCCGCCGGGGAAGGTCGCGCCCAGCGGCGCGCTGATCGACAGGTCCAGCCGGCGCCGGGTGAAGTTCACGAAGTTGCCGTTGCCGTAGTCGTGGGCGAACTGTTCCAGCCGCGCCTCGACGTCGGTGATGCGGACATACTGCGAGCGCGACTCGAACACCAGCTGATAGACCTCGCCGATCTCGGGCAGCCGCTGTTCTTCGCGCTGCACGCAAGCGATGGCGCGCTGGCCCTGCAACTGGTTGCCCAGCAGTTCGAACGAGGCAGACACGGCCGGCACCACGAAGGACTCGATGGCGTTGCGCGCGTCGCGGCGCTCATCGGTCTGGCTGCCGGTGTTGAACAGCAGCACCGAGACACGCGGATCGGCCGGCGCCCGCGTGACGATGGCATGAGCGCCCAGGTACGGCTCGGCGCTGTTCGAGCTGATGCCGGCGAAGGCCTTGCGCAGGTTGATCCGGCCGATGGTCCGGTCCAGGCGCGAGATATCGGGAAACAGGTTGTTGATCTCGCGATCCACCACGGCCTGCCCGGTGGCACGGCCGCCGCCGTCGTCCTCATCGGTGAGGCGCTGGGATTTCAGCAGCTTTACATCATCGACGGTGATCGTCATGGAACACTCCAGCCAGAAAAGAAAACCCCGCCGAGGCGGGGTGTGGGATCAAGGGTCGGGGGTGGGCGGTGCCGAGGGCGGCGCTACGGTGAGCAGTCGCAACGTCACCAGGTAGTCGGCGTCCGGACCGGGGTTGACCTCGCGGAACAGCGGTTCGGCTTCCAGCGGCGCCCCGTCGGCGCGGTTGAAGATCACCGAGAATTCGCGGCCGTCTGGCAGCACTAGCGGCATGACCCGCAGGCGCTGGTCGCGCAGCACCTCCAACTGCCGCACGACCCACAGCGGCGTCCATACCCCTCCCCCGGAACGCAGTGTGATCGGGCGTCCATGCAGCTTGGTGCCTTCCTGCACCAACAGCGCGCCGGTCAGGGAGCGTTCCTGCTCTTGTGCCACCGCATCCCAGGTGAACTCGTCCACCCACTCGAACTGGTCGCCCAGTTCCACCGCATCGAGCCTCATCGGCCGGTCCTCATGCTGGCCTGCTCGAGCACGCCGAGCAGGTTGGTTTCGTCCTGTTCGCTGGCCACCGCCACGTCAACGGCTCCCCGCGGCGTCTCGAAACGAACGACCCGGGGCGGAGGACTCGACACCGGCGACGAGGCAGGCGGCGCCGCCGCGGCCTTGGCGGCGCTCTGCTCGTCCACCCGCTTCTGCTGCTCCTCTCGCTGCCGCTTGGCATCCGTCTCGGCCTGGATCTGCTGCAGGGTGGCCAGCGCCGTCATCAGGTTCTGCACCGCGTTCATGTCGCCGCTGCCCTGGGCCTCGGCCAGTTGCTGCTGCAACTCGGCGCGGCGGCTGTTGAACCGGCTGCGATCCACGGCTTCCTGCTCGCCGCGCAGCCCCGCCAGTTCCTCGCGCAGGCTGACCAGCGTCGACTTCGAGCCTTCCTTGAGTTGCTGGATCTTCTGATTGGCCGCCTCGATTGCGCTCTCCAGTTGCCGCATGTCCGAATCGTTCAGCAGGCTGAGGCCATTTCGAGCGCCCTTGGCCGCCGACACGAAGTCGCCCAGCTTCATGATCCCGCGCTCGTAGTCGTCCATCAGGCTCTGCAAGCTGCGCTTCTGCTCCAGGTACGCAGCCTGGATCTCCAGGCTGGCCCGCTGGGTATCCATCGCCCAGCGCCCGAAACCGCTCATGCCCACGCCCGACTCGGCCTTGATCCGGGCCAGTTGCTCGCTGACCTTGGCCAGCGAGCGCGACGTGGCATCTAGGCTGCTGGTGTCGATGCTGAGATCGACGGTGGAGATCCCACGCATCGCGTCGAAGGCATTCAGCGCTTCCTGGCTCAACTGCGCGACGCCCTGCCGCGCGGTGCTCAACACTCCACCGAAGAACCCTTCGAAGGCACCCATGTCGTCCTTCGTCGACGCTACTCCCTTGCGAGTCGCCTCCATCGATTCGCCGATGGCCTTGCGCTGGTCCGAGAGCGATTTGGCCGCCTTGTCCGAGGACTCCGCGACCGCCTGCATACCCTTGGCGCCCTCCTCGCCTGCCGCCTTCAGTTCCTTGATCTTGGCGGACAGCTTGGTCTGCTCCTGGTTGAACTCCCGCGCGCTGATCGTGCCGTCGTTGTACAGCCGGCCGAGCGCCGTCCGGATGTTCTGGATATCGACCGTGGTCTTCGCGCTGCTGATCGCGTCTTGGACCTGCTTCAGGTTCTCCAGGCCGGTGCTGAGGTCAGACACCCCCAGGGCGGCGCCGCTGGCGATCGACTTCAGTTCGGTCAGCTTCGCGTTGAGGACACCGGCGCCGTTCGCATACTCCTGCTGGCTCAGCGTGCCGGCCTGGTAGGCCTTGAGCATTTCCCCCTGCAGGGCGGTCAGTTGCTCGGTGGTCTTGGCCGCGCTGATCTGGTCCAGGGCATTCTGCAGGCTGGTCACCGCCTGCACCGACTCGGCGGCCGCGTTCTTCGCACCCGCCTTCAGGTCGGTGAAGGTGTCGGTGATCGCCTGGCTCTGCTGCTGTGCGGCGGAGGCGATGGCCGTGGTGCTGGTGTCCCAGGCATCCGCGATATCCTGCGCGTCCTGCTGGATCTGCTGGCGAAAACCCTCGCTCATGCTGCTGAGCAGGTCGTGGACGCCGGCGACGGAACTGCGGATGCGCTCTCCACCCAGCGCCGCCGGTATCTTCTCCGCCACCTTCTCGATGCCGGCGACCATCAGCGACAGGGTGCCGGTCCAGGCCAGAGCGATAGCGCTGATGCCCGAGGTGACACCGTTGAACAACGTCCGGAACGGCGCGATGAACAGTTGCACCCGCGAGGCCATGTCGTCCAGCTGGGTGCTGAAGCTGCTAAGCCAGGCCGAGGTCTTGTCGATCAGGGTGCCGAAATCGACGTCGGCCAGGCGCTTGATGAAACGCTCGACCCATTCCGAGCCCTGGACGAAGGCATCCGACAACCCCTTGGCCAGCGTGTCGAGGCGCCCGTCCTGGTCCATCTGCGCGATGGTATCGCCCAGTTCCTTCAGCTTGTTCTTGACGTGGTCCAGCGCGCCAGCGTTGGCAATGCGGTTGAGAAAGTCGGCCGCAGTGTCGCCGAGGTTGCTGACCAGACCGGTCAGGGTGCTCATGGCCTTCGCAGCGGCCCCTTCGGAGCTGCGCCCCATTTCGTCGACCAGCGCCTTGATGACGTCCCGGCCAAGCTTGCCCTTGCTCGCCAGATCCTGCAGTTGCGCGGCATTCTTGCCGGTGACCTTGGCCAGCATATCCCACACCGGCACGCCACGCTCGACCAGCTGCAGGATCTCCTCGGTCTGCAGCTTCTGCTTCGCCCAGGCCTGGCCGACTGCCGTCGTGATGCCCTCCAGGCGCTCCATGCCGCCACCCAGCTTCTCCGACTGGTCCTCGATCGCTTTCAGCGACCCGTCCATCGGGTCCAGGCCGTAGGCCTTCAGCAGCGCAAAGGCGTCGGTGACGTCGCCCAACTGAAGCGGCGTGTCCTTGGCAAAGGTCTTGATCCAGGCGGTTGCCCGCTCCCCCCCGGCAACCGAGCCCATCAGCGACGTAAGCCGGTTCTGCAGGTTCTCGAACTGGTCGCCGGTGGTCAGCATCGAGACGATGCCATCACGCACCAGGCCGATTCCTCTGCGCACCAGGTTCAGCGCCGCCTGGATGCCGACGAAGGCTGCGGCGTAAGCGGCTGCCTGGCGAACGCCGGACGACATGGCCTCGCGCAGCGCCGTCACGCGCGAGGTGTGGCCAGCAGCCTCCCGCGCCGCTCGCATCTGCGCGCGTTCCAGCTCGCGGATCTCGCGGCTGTTCTGCGCGATGCTCTCGCGGGTGTTGTCGACCACCGACGCCAGCCGCCGCTCCTCGTTGGCAAGCTGCCCGGTATCCACGCCCGCCGCCCGCGCCGCACGTTGTTGCTCAGCGTGCCGAACGGTCAGTTGGTCAAGGGTCCGACGCAGACCCGCTGCGTCCCGCTCCGCGATCTGCAGGGACACGGCCAGGCCCCGGCTCCCAGGGTTGCGGTCCAACGCCTCGCGCAGGTCCGCAATGGTACGGTCCACCCGCTGCACCGACGTCTGCGTCTGCGCAATGGCGCGCTCAGTAGTTCCGAGCGTGGTCACCAGACCGCGGGCACCCTTCGCATCGTCCAACTGCCGGTTCAGGTTCGCCGCCGTGGTGCGCAGCCCTTCCAGCGCCTCGGTCGACTGCTGGGCGGCGGGCGACAGTTCGTCCCGGCCGCGAAGAACGAACTGGATCAGGCGCTGCATTGGGCTCGCCATAAGAATCTCCGGACAATAAAAAACCCGCCATATGGCGGGNAGAACTAGCTATTACTAGCTAACTCTCTTGAGCCACAAAAAATTACGCCCCACTAAAGTCTCTGAATGACACAGCTTCGGCCAAGCAGAGAAACCAATAACTTATTTAAAAGCCATTTTTAAAGAGCCTCCAGCATGGAAATACTGGAGGCTCTATAAAGGCTGAGTCTTTTAGAAATCAGCCTTCGCGAACGAGAGTCGCTGCGGGATCCATTGCTGAGCCTGCGAACCGTTGAACTCGTAGAGCCAGATCGGGTTGCCGTCTTTAGTTACACGATTCTGGTTGTCGATACAGAGCCCCGGTTCGGGGACGCTCAAGATGTAGAGCGGTTTCGTCACCATATCGAAGCGTTGGCTCTGCGAACTCGAATTCACGACAGCCAGCGTCAGGATATTCTGTGGCGAAACCTTCCCACCCTGCGGGTCGATCGCCAACTGGCCGCCGCTCGAGTTCAGGGTGATCACCCCTGTGTCCTGATCGACATCCCAAAGGATGAAGCGATATGGCGTGCCTTGCGCTTTCCGCAGTACGACTTTGGCGCCGGACTGCTCATCGGAAACACCCAGCACATAATCCTTATCTTGTGCATATTGGAACAGATAAGTACCCATTTGCGATGCTCCTTGCATAGCGAATAGTTATTAGCCCTACACTCGACAGGCAGGACCACCGAGCCGTTTCCAGGCTCGCAGAACTAAACCTAGCCAAATATAAATAAGACACCCCTACCAGAAATATGGGGATTAACACCAAATAACAGCAACACTTGGCCGACCTATTTATATTCGCAATATTGGAGAGATTTTATATTACCTCTCCAAAAGTAACTTTTTATTTCCATTCTTATCCTGCCAGATCCATCTGGCAGAACTTGGAAATGTCGGTCGCGGTCACGCGCGAATCTGCGAGCAGTTCCGCCGGGCCGGTGAGCTTGGCGTACTCCTGGCCCAACACCGCCAGTTCCTGCAGGAGGCCGAACTTGACGCGGCGAGGACGCAGCGCGAACGGCTCGCCCGACTGCGCGTCGTTCAGACCAGCGATGAACAGCTCCAGCTCCTTCTGCGAGCCGTTGAGCATATGCACCGCCCGGCTCGGGCGCGGCGTGTAGCTGACCTTGATGCCGGTTGCATCGATCTTGCCGCCGCTCAGCACCTGAATACCGTGGGGTACCAGCAGGTAGTCGGTGCCCGGGGCCACCTCGACGTCCCCCGCGGTCTTCACCGTCACGGGCTTGGTCAGGTCCGGCAGGTACTTGAACGGGATCAACTCCAGCGCAACCCCCTGAGAGGTATGCGCCTCGTCGGTGATCGCGGCGGTGGGCGCCACCTGGATGGTGGAGCGCGTCACCAGGGCGACATTCTCGGCGGTCAGGTCGAACATTCCGATGGAGGACGTCACGTCGGTGACGCGCTCGCGGACGTTGCTGTTGCCGCCGCCTCCCATGTAGTTGGGCAGCGTCTTGCGGTCGGTGGCGAAGCTGATGTTGAAGGTGTCGCAGTTGCCGAGCGGCAGGAACGGTTCCTGCGACCCGTACAGGCGGGCATGGATGATGCCCTCGCCGATGAACGAGCGGTCGATGGTCTGGAGCATGGGGCTCTCCTGATGGGTTCGGGTGGGTTACTTCTGGTCGCCGCCGGCCGGTTCGGCCAAGGCTGCCGGAATCGGCGCCTTGGCCTCGGTGGCGTAGCCCTTGCCCAGGGCATGGGCAGCTACGGCGGCGGTAACGCTGATGGCGCCCTTCGACGCCGGGTAGTGGGTCGCGTCGAGCCCCTCGCGGTAGTTGAACGGCCTGGTAACGATGATCTCGGGCATGGAGCCCTCCGGAAATGAAGAGGCCGCCCGGAGGCGGCCTGGTGGATGGGTTACAACTGCTGCGAGTAGCTGACCTGCAGAGGGATGGCTCGATAGGCCCAGCGCCGGCCGGGCTCGGGCAGACGCACAGCGGATGCCGGAAAATCGACACGCACCAGGCCGGGCACCGTCAGCCCGGCCTTGTGGCCCTTGAGCACCCGCTTGATCGCCAGGCGCGCCTCGCGCAACGCCTGGGCGGCGTCCCTGCCGCGCGCCATCGGGACGATGTTCACGGTCCACTCCTCCACGACACTGCCCGGCGACCGGTCTCGTTCCACGGTGTCCCCTTCCTGCAGGATGATCAGCCGTTCGGGCTCGTCGCTGTCCTCGGCGTCGAGCACCCCGGCCACCCAGTCCTCACGGACGGCGTCGCCGAACGCCGGTACCACGGCCAGCAGGTCCAGCAGTTGGCCGATGACCGCGGTCTGTACATCGATCACGTCGCTCATTCGGGCACCACGTAGAAAGTGATCCAGTCGCCGTCGTCGGCATGGATGCCGTCGATGCGCCAGACCTGGCCATCGGAATCGAGGAAAGCCCCCTTGCGATCAAGGGGCTGCAACACGGCCTTGCGGCACGCAATGGTCCGGTACCGATCCAGGGCGCCGGCCTCCATGCGCTCAACACCTTCCTCAACGATCACCGCAGCATTGCCGACCTGCCGGCCAGAGCGGTCCAGGTAGCCAAACTCACCATCGCCGAGGACGTCGGCGATGATCTCGTCCATGTCGGCGACCAATTGGACAAAGCCAGCCACTACTTCACCAACTTGATGACTGCGCGAGGGCGGGTGCAAATATGCAGAGGGTTCGACTGCGCTTCGCCAGCCACGCCCTTGTTGAACGGCATGACCTCCTGCTTGGCGTAATACGGCAGGCCCAGGGTGTTGACGGTCTCCATGTAGTTGGCCGGCGCGAAGATGCTCAGGAACAGCTCCGGCACTCCGATAGGCACAAGCCGTGCCTCATCATCTGGGATGAAGGAGCGACCGCCCACCTTGCCGCGGTAGCGCTCCCAGATCACGCCGCCAAACTCGAACTCCTCGCGTGCATCACCGCGCAGTTGGGAGGCCTGCATGGTGTTGAGGTAGGTCTCCTCCACCGACTTGTGGGTGATCAGCGCATTCCAGAAGTTCTTCCCACAAAGCGCGCGCGAGCCGCTGCTGGGGATGTTGCCCAGGGCATCCTCCTGCGCGTCCAGTGCTTCGCCGGCCTTCAGGCGTACCTTGGTGGTCGCGCTACCTAGCTCCATCTGAACGACCTGAGCACTGATACCGAAGCGGTCGTAGAGGTCGAGCAATACAGTGCTGCCGTCGGCATCGAGGATGGTACCGAGCACCGCGCCCATCCGCTGGTGCTCGTGAGTGGCGTCGAGCTGGCGACGCATCTTGCCCAGGCGCTTGTTCACCACGTCCTGCACAGCCTGCAATTCGGTTTGCTCGCCAAAGGCGCGAATGCCTTGGATCTCGTCGGCCAGGATGGTGAAGGTCTGTGGCAAGTGCACATTGTTGAACGGAATCAGCACGCGCTTGCTGCCAGTTACCACCAGGCCCGGCGCGCCGCGATCGGCGGCCGGCACCAAGTGTAGGGTGTCTCCGTCCTTCTCGATCTGCTGGGTGATGGTGGTGCTGCCCTCTTCCTCGAAGAGTCCCAGAGCCGCCAGACGGCCAGGCACCTCGGGGGCTTCGTTGATCGCAGCGGTGAGGGACGAGACGCTGAACGCCTCGTCTTCGAAGACGTTGATGTCAGCCATTGTTTACTCCATAGAAAATGAAAAGCCCCGCGGGTGCGGGGCTTCGGGAGGACTCAAAGGGGCCGGTCAGTACGGCGTACCGGTGCGGACAATGAGGTTGCGGGCCTTGAGGTCGCCACGGGCAGCGTCGTTCAAACCCGTCAGCGCCACATCGATCACCTCGGCCAGACGAGCAATCACGGTCACCGCCTGGGGATCGGGCGAGGCCGGCTTGGACGCATACAGGATCGCCACCGCCACCTCGGTGCCATCTGTGGCCGCATCGTCGTAGGGCGCGTATTGGCCCGACGCCGTGACGATACCCAGCACCTGGCCGGCTGGCAGGGCCTTCGCGGTAGCGGCCAGGGTCACCTGTTCGCGGGAAATGGAACCGGCCCCCTCCGAGAGGAGGAACTCACCGGCGTGAAAGCCTTCGGTTTTGGTCATCATGCTTCTCCTTTCGAAGCCTTGGGTTTAGCGGTTTGGGCAGCCCGACGCGCGGCGTACACCTTCGACGGCGTCGCAGCCCTGGCCTTGCTGGGGGGCGTCGGATCATCCTCGAGCGGCGGGGTGTTGATGATTTCGCCGAAGCCGTTGCCAGCCAGCTTGTCGAACAGCCTGGCGCGTACGGCGTCTGGTTCGAGGCCAGCTTTCACATAGTCGGCGGCAAGTTCCGGCAGGCGCGCACTGACGCACAGATCGCGGACCGCCTTGGCCCGGGTGACCGCTGCATCAATGCTCGCCTCGTCTTTCAGGTTTCCTGCCAAGGTCAGAGTCTCCACGAGGTTACGGATACCGGCCTCCGAGCAGCTACGGATAATCCGTGCTGCCAGGGCGGCGGCAGTGGGCTGGGTTACAGGGGGGTCGGGATCAGGTTCAAGAACAGGGTCCTCTGTCGGTGCAGGTGTATCGCTCAGCGGCGGCTTATCGAGTTGAGCAAGCAGCGTCTGGGGAGTATTGCGGTATTTGCGCAACGCACCGCCATCGCCCACCACCGCCTTCACAGCCACCCCGTCCAGCACCTCGTCGCAGAAACCAAGCGTCGTGGCTTCACTCGCCGTCAGCCAGGTCTCGTCCTTGATCATCTGCCGGAGCTCACCATCGTCGATCTCGGGCGCCTTGCGCTTGTAGGAGGCGACGATGGCTTCCAGCGTCTGGTCCAGCACCTCGGCCACCTTGCGCAGATCGTCGGCATCGCCGCCGGCCCAGGTCCAGGGGTTGTGGATCATCAGCATGGAATTGGAAGCCATCTCCAACCGATGCGCGCCGCAGGCCGCCACGCTTGCCGCACTCGCCGCCAGTGCATCGATGCGGGCGGTACAGCGCTCGCCCAGGCGGTTGAGCACGTTGTGGATCGCCAGTCCGTCGAATAGGTCGCCACCAATGGAGTTGAAAGCCACCAGCACTGGCGAAGAACCATCGTCGACGGCCTTCAGGTCCTGGATAAACTGGTTGGCCGTGATCCCCCAAGTACCAATCTCACCGTAGATGTAGACCTCGATGGCCTGGTCCGGCTCACCCTCGGCTGCAGCCTTAATGCGGTACCAGGTCTCGTCCTGGGGCGCCGGTACATCCGGGACCTTGTTGAAAATGTGCAGGCCGAGTGCAAGCGCCTGCGCACGAAGCGCTGATTGTTTGGTCATGGTGTTTCCTCATCGGCGGGATCCGGCGACCCCGGAGCCGTTGTGTAGTTGAGACCAAGCTCGTGGGCACGTGTCTGGTCTGCAGCGTTTTCTTCGTCGATGGTTTCCGCGTCATAGCCCTTGCGCAGCACTACCTCGCTACGCGAGGCCAACCCCGCCTGGATCTCTAGAACCTTGCCCTGCACGTCCTGCACTGGGTGTATGTACTCCCACCCCTGGGGCACCCAGCGAGTGCGCAAATACTCGCGCCGTCGGCGTGCGTAGTCGGGTAGATCCAAGGCACCGGATAAGTACGCCATGTCCATCCACGCCGCCCTCACCGGTCGACAAAGCTGGTGGATGTAGACGCTGAACTGAAGCTGTTCCAGGCGCCGGCGAAACTCGTTGAGCACTACCCTGATCACCCGGTCATTTACGTTCCTCAGATCGCCGGTGAACAGCTCGTAGGGCACTCCAGTTCCCATCGCCGCAGCCTGGAGTTGCTGCCGCATGAAGTCCGGATAGTTGTTACCAGCCTCCGGCGGCTTGGAGAACTCCACTTGCTCGCCTGGCAGCAACTCCTGCATGGTGCCCGGCTCCAATCCCACCATCGGCGTGAAGCCGTCACCGTCCATACGCACCGGTCCACCGTTGATGGGATCGATGGGAGGCAAGTCGCCTGGGCTCGGCCGAGTAATGAATCCGGCGAACAGATTGGCTACCTCCTGGCGGAACAGCACCGCATCGTCGAAGTTGTCCAACGAGCGCAGCCGCAGTAGAACCCGAGACAGTCGGGGAACCCCCCGCAACTGTCCTGCCTCCAACGGCTCGAAGACGTGTAGTACCTCGCTGGCCGGCACCCGCACCTGTTGGTTGTAGCCCGCCGCCATCACTGCGCTGTCGCCGGGGTGACGCCGATACATCCAGTACGCCACCCGCTTGCCCAGGGCGTTGAACTCAATGCCGGCCCGAATCAAATTACCGTTGCGTGCCACCTCGTTCTTCTCGACCGGAACGAACTCGGCAGGCAGCAATTGCAACTGCAACGGCACGGCTAGGTCGTCCTCCGGCCGCCTCGGGCGCAGACGAATAAAGCACTCGCCGCTCTCCTCGACCATTCGCGCCGCCAGTGCCTGCTGTCCATAGAAGTCGGTCCGCTCGTCGGCATCCGACTCGTCGGTCCAGTCCAGCCAGAGCTCCAGCAACAACCGCCGCAGCGCCTTGTCCTGAATCGTCGGCATTGGCACGATGCCGGAACCAATGAGGTTGCTCACCCGTGTGTCGATCGCACCACCCGCGTAGGGGTCGTTGCGCGTCGCAGCTCGGGAGCGCTTGCGTAGCAGTGGCAGTGCAGGGAGCGACAAGGTATTGATCGAGCCCGGCGGCGCATCCCAGTTCTGCGCGCGGCGGCCTGTTCCGGCACCGTCATAGCTGTTCTTAATCCGGTCTGGAAGCATGAAGCCCGCCCGGGTCAGATGAGGATACCTGGCCATCACACCCCCTTCCCGGCAGGGTACAGCCGACACACCCGGGAGCGCCGACCACTGAGCGCCGACTCCTGTCCCGCATCTGCCACGTACTGGCTTTCCAGCATCCGCAGACTCGCCAACTGCGCGCGCTCAAGCTTGCGACCATCCTTGGTGATGGTCTGCCCCTTGGTGAGAATGTCATGGATGGCCGCGCGCACATCCGCCAACCGTTGCTGCGCTTCGGTCATATCCGCCTCGCGTGGTTATCGACGTTGTTTCAGATAGCCGCTGCCGGAGCTGCGGCGTTTGGTGGTCGGGACCGATGGTGCAGTGGAAGTGGTGGGCGGCGTATCGAGGACCAGGCCGAAGCGCTGCTGGGCGACTCGCAGCATTGCCAGAGCGCCGACGGCGCAGTCCAGTGCCTCGTTCCGGCGCCCCTTCGCGTCCCAGCGATACACGCGCTGGCCCTTCTCGATCTTCATCACCTTGGTTTCGGCAGTGAGCTGCTTCAGTTCGCTCTCGTCGCAGATCGCGTCGCTGGCTGGCAGATGCATCACGCCGGGGAGAACCTTGCCTGGCTCGGGCTGAAGCTTCAGACGGCTGTAGATCAGCTCCTTGGCGTTGTCCGTACCGATCATCGTCAGGTAGACGCCAGCCTTGTTCTTGTTGTTGGGGAACATTGCAATGGGCTTGCCGTAGACGTTGTGCCCCTTGGTCGGGATGACCCACAACAGGCCGTGCTTCTTGCTCTCCTCGTACACCTCGTCGGTGTAGTGACCGCCGGAGTCCCATCCCCAGAGCGCAACGCGCATGCTCACACCGTCTTCGCGCTGGTACTGCTGGTGGAGCTTGAGCCCTACCTTCCGGCGCAACTCGGCGCTAGCCGGGTCGCCCTGCAGAATCCAGCGGTCGACCAACCAACCTTCCTCGCCCGCGGCCCAGGCCCAGATACGCGCCTCGTAGCGGTCGTCCTGGGTGTCGATGAAGCCCGTCAGAGCGGCTACGCGCGCGGGCAGGTGCTGCCAGATTTCGCGCCGACCATAGAGGTTCTCCCACTCTAGCTTTTCGCCCTGGTCACCCTCCCAGGTTTCGCCCAAGGTGGTGTTGACGAAGGTGATCAGCTTTTCGCGGTCGCCCTTCACGTTCAGCCAGTCGCCGACCATGTCGAGCCAGGTGGTGAAGACGCTGTACGCGGTCCAGATGTGGAAAGTGACAGAGCGAGGCGTACGGGCTGGCTCGCCGTCGGCCTTGAACCAGTCCATGGAATCGTGCGTCCAGAGGCCGGTCCGCTCACAAATCCAGCGGCCATCGTTCGCAGCCTCTACCGCCTCGTGATACTCGATCACGCAGCCGTTGTGCTCGCAGGTGTACCAGGCCTTCTCCGCCTCACCCAGCGCGTTGGTCTCGTATTTGATGCCGAACGAGCAGTCCTTGCCGCCCCACTTCAGGAACTGTTCTCCGTGGCAATGCGGGCAGCGGATGTGAAAGCGCATGAAATGCGGCGACTCTTCAGCAGCCTTTGTGATCTGGCACTCGCCCACCGTCCCCGGTGTGGAACCGCGGATCGACTTCTTGAAGGTGGCCCCCTCCAGGCGCTTGTCGCCGAGAAAGGTTGGCGAGCCCTCGCCCTCAATGTCGGCGTCGAATTTCGACAGCTCGTCGTAGATGACCTCGTCGGGCGACTTCTCGCGGTAGTTTCGCGCGGCCTTACCGCCCAGGCACCAGAGCATCTTCTGGTGGCTGAACTTCTTCGCGGCGAGGGTGTTGTCCCGGTGCTTCTTCCCATACCACGGCGCGAGGGCGAGTAAGACCGGAACATCGCGGATGAACGACTCAACGTGCCGCTTCATCAGCTCTTCGGCGTCAGGGTCCGTCGGGCAGTAGCTCAGCACGTTGCGCTTTTTGTGCTGGAGCTTGTAGCCGATGTTCGCCATCAGCATCTTGGTGTAGCCGACCCGTGCAGACTTGATCAGGTTCACCACGCGGATCAGGTCGTTGCCCATCGCGTTCAGGATTCCAACCTGGAACGCTGCGGTTTCCCACTTTCCTTCCTGGTAAGAGGACTCGGACGACAAATAGAAATGCTTGTCCGCCCACTCCACCGCAGTCAGCGGTGGTTCGCGGAATAGGGACTCAAGGCCGAGGCGAACTTGCTTCTGCAGGTCATTCAGCCAAGGACTCGACATATTCATCCAGCATACCCGGGAGTAGATCGCCCAACTCGGAAGCGCGGTTGCGCGCCAGAGCGATCTCTCGCTGCAGCGCCTCGACGTGTCGCACGTCGAGGTCCGGGTGCTTGCGGCGCAACTTCAAGGGCACCGTGTCGAGAATTGAACCAATCTGGGCAGCGATCTTGCCCAGGGCGAAGACCGCAAATTCGGTAGGCACCAGATGCTTGTCGGCGACCAGGTTCTTCTTCTCCTGGGCGTCGGCCTGGGCCGAAGTGAGGCGCAGACGCTCCTGCGTCAGCTTATGTTCTGCCAGCGGGTCGATGCCTTCCGGAACATCACCGTCTGGTTGGTGTTTCCGCTCCGCGAAGTCGAGGCGGTTTTCCAGTACCGAGCGGACGTCATAGAAGGCCTCTCGGCCAATCCTTGCAACCGGCTCGACGCCCCATTTATCAAAGGCTTGCGTGCTTATACCGAGGCTCGTCGCCATCCGGCTTTTGTTGAGCCAGTGAGGCTGCCGAGTGATATCTGGTTTGCTCATAACAACACAACAACCAACCTCAGAATTTGGGCCATACATAGTGGAAAAGCGGGGTTCGAATTACCCTCTCCAAGGGCCACGCTTCAGGGGCCCCCGGTGCTTTTCGGGTAGCACGTCACGCCCTCATCCTCAGTCCTGCGGGCCGAACGTACATCCGGACTAGAAAGAGCCGAAGAGACAAGCCTCGTGGTAATGTCAATGCAGTATCACTGCCAACATGACAAGGAGACCACATGCAGTTCTTGCACAGCCGCAAATACTTGAACGAGGGCGATGTTGTCGAAGTCAACTGCTCTCATCAATGTAATGTTCGCCTTACCACCGACACGCAATTTTCAAACTTCAAGAACGGCCGCAGGCACACCTACTACGGCGGTTTTTATGAACGACTACCCGCTCGCATCACTGTGCCTCACACCGGATACTGGAACATCACCATTGACTTGGGCGGAGGATCCGCTCGCATCACCCATTCGATAACCATCCACAGCAACAGCTAGCTCCCCCCTGCATTGCGCAAGGGCCAAAGCAAGCGCCTGCTCAATTTGCTGTAAAGTTCCATCCACTCCGTAGGCTTGGCTGGTCAGCCCTCCTACGGAGTTTCTTGACCAGATCAGATCTCCTACCTCGTTTCGTACTTGAATTTCCATTACCAACTCCTCTTGTCACGAACTTGAACGCAACGCTTTCGCCAGGGCCCGCTCGATGTTCGCCTCTAGGCGCGCGTCGTCCTCGGCAACACGCCGAACGACTTCGTGAAATTGGAAGCGCACGCGGTACTGAGGCTGGCGGACGAAGGCAAGGACCATAGTCAACGTCCGTCCACGGCGCTCGGCGATGCCAATCGGTCGGCGGCCACGGTGCATCACGAAGTACGCGAGTTGGTGTCCCCTCGCCAAGGAACGCGCCGACTGGGTGGCGTTTCCTTTGAACCCCGCTCGGTATTCCAGGGCGCCTAGGCCGGAAAGGATCTGGATCATCTGGCCGCGGCTCATGTTGCCGTACTGGTCCAGCCGGGCGCCCTCCGCTGGAACCACGAACATGCCCGCCGGCAGGATGCCCCGGGCCCGGAGGTTCCGCTCCGACGCCTTGTCCACCCTCGGCCCTCCGAAGACCTGGGGAGCTACCCAGTCCTCCGGCGACTGCCCCTTCGAGGCATGGTCCTTTTCGTCCTTCACCCACAAGGCCGCCTCAAGCCGGCGTGAGGTGGCATGCAGGATGCGGATGGCGTTACGGGTGAACGGTGTCGGCCGGTCGAAGACCTGGTCGATCTCCCCGACCAGGGCCTGATTCGCCTGGTTCGCGGTGTGGTTCAAGGCGTCGGCCAACACTTTGTTCGGCAGGTCGCCACAGAGGACCCGTAGAGAGGCCACCGCATCATCGAGATCTCGGGCGGAGATACTGCCTCTCATCGCTCATCCACTCGCTGACGCTCGATGCAGTCGAGGACTTGGACTGCGCACGCTGTCAACGCAGCCTCAACAGCATCGATCGCCGCGGTTGCATCTTCACCGTTCGCTAGCGGCGGACGGCCGGGGAGCCGACACGGCGTCAGCGGGCACTTGGCCTGCTGCGCGGTAGGCGCTGGGGTCAGTGGTTTCGGGGCGGGCGTACATCCGGCCAAGGCCAGCAGGGATGCCATCACGCAGCCAGTCGCGAACAGCCTGGTCATTCTCTTTCAACTCCCGTAACGCCGCAGCATGGCGCGCGCCCTGGACCTCCAGGGCTTGGCCGAGCTGGCGGGTTTGCCGTTCGATCTCGGCGACGCGGCCGAGTTGGCGTTGCTGTTCAGCGAGGACGCCCGCCTGCAGGTCAATCAGTTGCTGGTTGCGGTCACGCTCTTGCGCCGCGACATCAGCACGCTCCCGCTCTGCGGTCACTTGCAGGCTCAGGCGGTCCATCCGCCACATCATCCCCATCGCAACGAGCGCGACGATCAACCATGGAACCCACCTCATCACACACCCGCCAGCGCTGCGCGCGCCCATTCGAGACGCACCACTCGATCCTCAGCACCGTTGTAGCCGCCGTTGATCTTCAGAGTGATCCGCTCGAATCGGCCTTGGTCAGCCAGGTCGTTTAAACCCCGCGACTTCCACCACCACCCCGCGGCGATTGCTGCCCAGGTCCGTTGCTCCAGCAGTTCCGGTTGCGCTACCAGTGGCAGCGCCAGGGCACGTGCAGCTTCGGTGTAGTTGTCGCGGCCGGTGATCATGATCAGGCCGCGGCCACGGTATCGATACCCATCGCCCGTATCCGGCGACCCGTTGCCCATCCGGTTTGCGTAGACGCGGTTCGCGATGTGCTCGGGCTGGCGGGCGTACTGCTTCGCCTCTGCCGGCGTGAACCGCTTCGGCCAGGTCGCGAGCAGGCCCTCGGCGGAGTAATTCAGGTTCTCGACCACGCGCTTGAGGCTCTGGCATTCGTGCCCGACTTGGGCCAGGAACATCGCCACCCGCTCAGCCGTGTTGATCTCAAACCGAGCCATGGAGCCGTTGATGTGGTCGACCCAGAGGCCGGCAGCAGAAGCACCGCAGCCGGTAGCGCGGTCGAGTTGATCTGCGCTGATCATCATCAGCCCACCTTCCTTTCTGCCCAGCGCGCACCCAGCTTTTGCACAGTGCTTACCCCGAGGACACCAACGAAACCGGCGGCAAAGAACTGCCAGGCCGGGCTCCAGCCAAACTCCTTTGCGGTGAGACCGACAACCATGACCAGCATCGCGCCAAGAGCGGCTTCGATCAGTTGCCGAACAATGCTCGGCTCCTTCCCCTCGTACTGGGTACGGAGCCAGGTAAGGATGAAGGCGAGCCCCATCGCCAACCCTTGCTCGCGCAGGGCGAGCACTACCGTGGCCCAGAATGACGGGTCCTTCTCAGGCATCTTCATAGTCTCGGATCCCCTCGGCGGGGCGGAAATGAAAAACCCCGCGTGAGGCGGGGTCTGTGAGTAGGTGCGGGCACGGCTTTTCAAGGGTCCGCACTCCCCGCAGCGCCGAGCGCCGCCCGCAAGAATAAATACCACTTTTTTGTTGTATCACCACAAATTTGTTGTATGATGAACCAGTCCAAACAACAGAGACGAGGTGATGAAGTTCAGCGAATTCAGACGATGGTTGAAGGCCCAAGGGGTGGCCTCCTTTGCCGGCTTCGAAGGTCACCGCCCCGAACGGCAAACAGACCACCTTCGCGGACCACGGAGCTAAGGAAATGCCAGAGCCGACCCGCAAGGCGATCATCAAGCAACTGGGGTTCAAATGAGCCCCCCTCGCCTGCACGCGCTGAACGATCACCCCGGAGGAGTGACCATGTACGACTATGCAATCCGTTTCGAACAGGACGATAGCGCTTCTGGCGTTGCCGTTTTCTGCAGAGACCTGCCTGAGCTGAACAGCTTCGGCGACGACCGCGAGCACGCTATCCGCGAAGCGCTGGACGCCATCGAGACGACCCTCTCGCTCTACGTTGACGCGCGTAAGCCGATCCCGGAAGCCACTCCGCCAGAAGAAGGCGAACACGTCGTCCACCTGCCATCCGTCACGGTGGCGAAGATCGCGCTGTGGAACGAGATGATGAAGCGCGGTATGCGCAAGTCGGACCTGTGCAAGCTGCTGGGCATCGCCCAGACCCAGGGTGATCGCCTGGTCGACTTTCTTCACACCTCCAAGATGGAGGCGCTGGAGTCGGCGCTTGCCGCACTTGACACGAAGCTCACCGTCCGCGCCTCTTACGGCAACAACGTGGTCAAGCTCCGGTACATGGCCAATACGGCGCGAGGCCGTGTGCTGGTCATCCCGGGAGACGCTGACCCGAAGGCTCTCCCCCGTCAGTACGAATGGCTACAGGAAGCACCCTGCAGGATCGAGGAAACAGTCGACGATTTCGAAGTCGGCGCCAGGTACGCGATGTGGAACGTGGAGGAAGCGGTGAACGCGATCCAGTCACGCGGCTACTTCAGCTTCTGGCTGGAAACAACGTCAGGCCCCCGAAGCGCCACACGCTGAAACGAAAAACCCCGGCTCGATGGCCGGGGTTTTTGCTTGTTGGGTCGTGCGGGTGCAACTACGCACAATGGCAAAACGATACCCAAATGCTCTTCAAATCGTCAAGCGACCCGTTTCAGGCGCTCCCGCTGGGCCCAGTAGGCCGTCACGCGGTCGTGGTAGCGCTGATGGACACTGGGGTACTCCAGGATGTCCTCGCCCCACTCCTCCCGGTAAGCCTCCCCGTACCGCTTCATCCTCGCCGCCCATCGCGCCAACTCCTGGTCCGACATCCCGCGCAGACGCTCCGCCAGGCGCTGCTGGTGATGCTCCCGGCGCTCGGCGTAGGCCTCGGCGCGCTGCACCGCCACCGCATCCCGGTCGACCTGCTGCCAGCGCCATCCAGAGCCCTTCCGGAACCCGCTCTGCTTCGCCACCACCTCGGCGACCGGCCTCAGCACCTGGGCGTCGAGCTTGTCGATGTGGCGCGCCAAGCGCTCCCAGGTGCTCGCGTAGTCCCGCGCCCAGTTGCCGGGGTCGATCCGACAGCCGAGGCGCTCCTCGATGAAGAGGCAGACCTCGCCCGGGCGCAGTGTGTCGCGGCCATTGACGGCGCGCTTGTGCGAGTTGATCGCCGCCAGCGCCATCCAGTAAGCCCGCTCGCCCTGGCGCTGAGTCAGTTGGCCGAGGCCGGCGCCGATCCAGACCAGGCCGTGAGCGATCGCCACGTCGTCACCGGTGGCCAGCGGCGAGTACAGCGTGTGGCCGAAGTGCTGCAGCGGCTTCGGCAGCGAGCGGATGGCAGCCTGCACCAGGCCGGCGGCCAGCATGTGGGCGCTACGCCCATTGGTGTCCTTGCGGTCGGGGTGCGTCTCGTTGGCCACCCGCCCCTTCTTGCCCAGCGCGGCCTTGTCGGCCGCCACCGCCAGCACTGAGCTCCGACTCTCGTAGAAGGCGTCGTGCCAAGCCTGGCGCGCGCTGATCAGTCTCATTTCGACTCTCCCCTGTAGTTTCCTGTAGTCACTGCTCGCCCTCGAGGAGAGGGACGACTTTCACTCGCACGCCTGGCGTTTCGCCGTAGCGCTTCCCCACCACCGCCTTCACGACCTGGACGTCGTCCTTCCAGACAACGCCGTTCAGGCCGTCGTAGATGGCCTTCTGGACGTTATCCAGGTCCGGTTTCTTGGTCGGGTGCAGTTGCCCGGACAAGGCCAGGGCCTTCCGCTTTTTCGACATCGATTGAGGGATGCTCAGCGCGATGTCGAGTTCGACCAGCACTGGGCCCTCGAACAGCGCGCGACCTGCCATGGCTTGCTGTCCGCTGTGTGCGATCAGCCCCTCGTAGTTCGCCGTCTTCGCCGGAGTGAACATCCTGACGTGGGCGCCGACGCGACCGATACGCGGCCTCCCCTTCCCCACCGGCTCGCCGGGTACGGTGAACATCACCGGGCGGAAGTCATGCATCACGGCGCACCTCCGGCGCTTTCCGGCGCATCTTGGCCAGCAGCAGTTCCCGCGCCTGGGCGCCACTGAGCCCATCCAGTCCCTGGGCCTGCATCCGGTGGAGCAGTTGCTGCTCGGCAAGCTCATCGGCGCGCTGCAGCTCCGACTTCTGGCTGTCGAGGCCAATCGCCTTGGCGACCTTTCCGTCCAGCGGCTCACCAGCCTCGAGGCGTCGGACCACTACGGCATAGTTATGCTCGAACTCAGCGCGAAGTCGCTTGTCGCCGTACTGGGCCCGACGAAGCTCGAACAGGCCTGTGAGTTCGGCAGCCACCTTCACGACCTTGTGGCTGTAGCGCTGCTCCAAGGCTTCGTACCAGGCGCCCTCGGCGCTCGGCAAACCGTCGATCTTGCGGCACAGCCGCAGGAACTCCTTGAGGCTCGGAGGAAAGTCCTGATCCAGCACCATCCGCTGGAGGCCTCGGTCGACCTGCATGTCGCTCAGGTGCTTGATACCGGTCAGCCAGACTCGCTTGGCGAGCGTCTCCGCACGACGTTCCCCGTAGTGCTTCTCGTACCAAGCCGGATAGCTGGTTTTGAGGGTAGCGAACACGCGTTTCACCGCCCTGCGCGCCTGGGCGTCAAGTTCGACCAGATTCTCGATCTGCGGCTCACCAGTCGTCGTCGTGGAGGATGTCAACAGCGTTGCGCGAACGTCGTGCAGCGGGTCGCTGACGTGCTTGGGCGTTTCGTCCGTCGGTTTGCTCATGGCGGTGCTCCGCACGCGGTGCTGTTGCCATCCGGTGGCGCTCCAGCAAGAGTTCATCGAGAAAATTTCGGTAGTACAGGGGGGAGTCAGGCGGGGCGCCGAGCTTGGCTTCGGCGATCTCCATTGCTGCGAGCATCTGCTCCGCGGTGACACCGCGCTCGACCCAAGAGGCGAACAGCGGCATGGTCCTGGCGGTCTGCACCGCGTGGATCTGGAATCCGCGCTCGCGGATGAAGAACTGGCACCACTGTCCCGCAGTGGCCGGATCGGCTGGGCATTCGCGCACGCACGCGTTAGGTGCGGTACGGTTATTACCGGATACCGGAGGTGTGCCCACTTTTTCACTTTCACCCCCTCCCACATATCTGCCCTCTTTTTCCGGGAAAGCCGCGTAGTTACTGGGCTCCGACCCTTCCACATAACTGCCCGCTTCATCTGCCCACTTAGTGCCCACTTTTTTTCGGACGGATTGATCCCGTGAAGCCTTCGGCAACTCAAAAATCAGGCGCCTTTCGGCCAGATTGGGGCCTACCAGCCCCACCTTCTGCAGCCAGACCAGCGCCCGCCGCAGTTCCTTTTCGGAGGGCTCCCCGCCCTTGATGCCCTGGTGCGGCTCGACGTAGAGCTCCTCGGCAATCGACTTCCAAGAGATCCCTCGCCGCTCTCCGACAATGCCTGTTGCGAAGTCCATAAACGGGCGCAGCGCGAACACGTAGATCTCGCGGGCAAGCATGGGTAGGCCGCGGAGCGCCTCCCGCTCCTCGTCGTTGATCTGGAAGGACCGCACGGCTACCCCTGAACAAGGCACGGCCGGCGCATCTGGTCGATCATCCGCAGCGCCTCATCTGTCGCCGCCCTGGATTCGGAGAGCTCCCGGTGGGCCTCCTGCAGTTCCTGGTCATCAGCGCCGTCGACGAGGTTGGCCACGGCCTGCTGCGCCTCACCGTTCTCCTTGATGAGTGTCCGGAGCATGCAGAGCACCTCCGGCCGCTGGCCGGCATCGCCGCCGATCAAGCGCACCGACACGCCCAGCGGCGTCAGGATGTCGCCCAAGGCCTGGACCTTCAGGTCAGTCGGCAGCGCGGCGAGGATGCTGGGTACGAAGTTCGCCGGCACCAGGTTGGTGTCCTTGGTTCCGTCGTCGAGCCAGCGGAACACGCGGTCGGCGTTGACCTTCATCCGCTCGGTTGTATCGCGCGTCGGAGGGTCGAAGACGATGCCGGTGACCAGCGCTCCCTGGATGCGCTCGTGCGCCTCCACGATGTGCTGGACCACGGTCTCTCGGCTCCACCCCTCTCGGCGGCGCCATTGGTTCACCACGCCGAGCAGCGTGGAAATCAGGGTGTGCGATTCGCTTCGCATGACGTGGCGGCTCCTGGCCAGTAAGGTGTGCTCAGGCAGCCGCACCCCATGGGAACGACGGGCAAAGTTCACTTCGAAGGACCCGACCTGCGGTGAGCGCCTCAATCTCAACTGCGCGCTTCGCCGGGATTGGTCGAACGCCTGAACACCATTGACTTACGGTGGGTGCTCTCACATTGAGCTTTCGCGCCAACTCGGCCCTACTGCCCAACATCTCGGCGGCCTGGCGCACTGCTTCTGCTGGAGTCATGTCTCTTCTCCGGGGAATATTGGAGAAAAGAATAAGGCATTAGCTAATCACAGGGCAAGCCATTGCCTAACCACACCACAACTGACGTTAAATTAGGCAATGCTTACCGGACCTCAACTCGGCGCCGCTATCGAGGCCGCCAGACTCGCCAAAAACATGTCGAAAAAGGCTCTCGCAGAGCAGTTCGGCGTGAAGCCCCCTTCTGTCCAGGGATGGATCAACACCGGCAGGATCGATAAAGCGAAACTGATCGAGTTGATATCGTTCTTCTCAGGAGTTGTTGGCGCAGAACACTGGGGGTTGAGCGAAAAGGAGGCGGAGCTTATTGCGCCAGGTAATTCGCCTCAGCGCCCTGGCTCATCGGCCGCGGAAAAGGTGATGGAGATGCTCCAGCGCCACGGTAAAGGGCTGAGCGGCGAAGCTAAGGAGAAAATCGCGCAGGCAGTAGCCGAGTCTCTCGATGGCGATCAATCGACGACATCGAACGTGATTCACGCTGACTTCAACCGCACCACTCTGGTGAAAGGAAATACGATTTCGATCGCCCAGTACGACGTGCGCGCTGCCATGGGTGGCGGCCAGGTACCGGCCGAGTACCGCGAGTTCGTCAGGAATCTGGTGGTCGACAAGGTCCAACTGGATGACCTTGGTCTGAAGTACACCGATCCGGCCAACCTCAAGATCATCACCGGGTGGGGCCAGAGCATGCTGGGCACCATCGAGGACAAGTCCCCGATCCTCGTCGACGTGGGCATCACCGACTTCGTCGAGGAAGGCGTCTACGTTTTCACCTGGCTGCAGCACCTGTTCGTGAAGCGGGTGCAGATCCACGATGCCGAGCACTACCTGCTGGTGTCGGACAACAAGTCCTTCGAGCCGCAGAAGGCACGCATGGAAGACGTCCATTTCCAGGCCAAGGTGCTGGGCGCCTGGAATTTCAGAAGACTCTAAGGTATTCGTCCCTAAGCTGCGCCACCCGCGCCTCAGATTCTCATAGGCCCAACATCCAGCCCCAGCCCAAGCCTGCAACACCTGCAACACCTGCAACACCTGCAACACCTGCACAGTTTCACTAGGACTGCTAATTTCTGCAAGGCCTGCAAGGCCTGCTCATTTTTCCTATACCTGCTTTTTTCGTTGCTCCTGCATCACCTGCATGATAGCGTTGCGTTGCCTATTGGGAGGAGTCCAAAATGCCGGATGGAATTAAAACGATCCTTGAGAACCACTCCAAGGTTGTCGAGGAGGGCTTCGTGCGAGAGGGAAGCCTTCGCTACAACTCTTATGCAGTTACTACCCTACGGGGAGGAGTTGGGAAATCGACTTTAACCTTTAACCTTGCGTACGAAATTTCACGCAAGCATCCACTTTTAATTTCTGATCTATGCGCCCAACGGAACTTAACTGAGAACTTGATGCGAGGGGTCGATGCAGACGTAACCATTCTTGATGCATTGCAGCCAGCTTTACTTGGTGCCGCATTTGGTGACACTCCTGAGGACATCTCTTATCGAGCAAGCGCATACTGCGACTCTTTCAAGGGCGGAAAGAATTCATACTTCATTCCCGGTAACGCGGAGCTCTTTGCGTTCCCGTCCACACTATATCAACAACTCCAAATAGCGAACGCCCAGAGCAACAAGCTAGCAATTAGAAATCTTCTTGAAATCCTGAAGAAGCTGCTTACTAATGAGGCAAAAGACAAGAAAGCCACCAAAATAATAATGGACACCAGCCCCTTCTACGCAGGAGGCACCCACTTAGCTTGGTGTGCAGCCGATGCCGTTATTATTCCTGTTCGAGTAGACGAGCACTCAATCGACTCGCTCAATCTAACATTAGATATGCTTTCCAACCCAAATAAAGACTTTGTAATTTGGAATCAGCGAGCCGGCGGATTAGCCTCTCCGAAAGTGGCAGCCATTGTAATCACAATGGCTGGAGCCAAAAGCCAAAAGCGGAACACTCCAGATAGCGCCTCCAGAATGTATATAGAACGAGCCCTATCCATAGCAGAAAAATATCCGAAGCTATTTGATCATCAGGATCTGGGCGATGCCATTGTCATTACCGACGATTTCATGTCAACCGGACGTATCAGCGGGGCAAAAAGCATACCGATTGACAGACTTAAAGTTGGCAGTTTCCACAACGTGGAAGGGAAAAGACTTCAAGTAAACGCATCTGCCGAACGCTACAAAAAAGAGCTGAAGTATTTAGTCAGCGTAATATAAGAGAAAGCCCCGCTTATGCGGGGCTTTCTCTTCTCGCTAGACCCTCTCCTCATGTAGACGCTGAACCACCATGTCCGGCTCCTGCACCAACTCGATCCCATCGACCACTTCAACGCCCTCCTCGTCTCCCGCCTCCCAGGTGAGCGTAACCACTCCATCCTCCCCCAGCGACATCTCGAGTCCATCGGTTTCGGCCAACTCCTCCAGCACATGCTGCCAGGCCTCTTCCGAATCCCCCTGCGCCTTCCAGATTGACGCCCTGCGCTCCGCCTGAGCCTGCGGGCTACTGATCATCGCTGATACCCGGAGACGCACCTTCTCCACTGGCGAGACCTGTCCTTTTCCTTGGGTGCTCTTCTGCACAGCCATCCTCCAGTTACTGTTTATTCATACAGTATTTTCTGACTCAAAAATCTGCAAGCCCGCTTCGCTCACCTACAGATAGTTAGTGCGCAAACTTAAATATTAGGCATTGGCTATTTACAATAATTAGGCATTAGCTTACTTTTCACTTAACGCCAGCAACACACCGCTGGCCAGGCCGCAGCGAGCCAAGGCCTTGCCGACAGGCAGAACGGGTTCAGGGGGAGCCTCGCCCCGTGGCCAGCAGCGTAGATGGCCCTAGATCAAGGGAGAGCCAGTGGGCGAAGAGCCGCGACTGGCTGTCGGGACCTCAGGTCCCCCGAGAAAGTAGCCGCCCAGCCGGACGTGGCGCGTAACGCCGGCCAGCAACACCGATTTCCTCGATGCCCTTCCCGGAGGGGCATCCGGGAAACCACAGCAGAAGGAAACATCTATGAGTTTCAAGAAAGGCCAGTCCGTGATCCTGACCAACCCGCGGGGCGAGGAGAAGAGCGGTAAATTCCTGCGAATCGAGAACCTGGGGCACCGCCGCGGAGGCGGTGAGTATTTGGTGGTCGAGATCGCCGGTAAGGAGCTGAAAGCTCGAGCCAGCAAGGTCAAGGCCGCCTGAACCAAAAGCCCGCCGCAGGGCGGGCATCTCTCAGGTGCCAGTAATGGACGTCTTCAAAATTTCACTTGAACTGGGATGCGTACTCAAGCAGTTCCTGGTTCAACTCGTCCGCGTTTGGAGCGTAATGAGCTTCGCGATGACAGTTGGGACACAAGGCGACGCAAGTCCAAGGCCTGTCGCTGTTATCCACGCCCAGAATGTGGTGAATATCCAGAAAGCTTGAGAAGTCTCGCCTGGCTCTGCAGCTCTGTCGCTCACAGCACCCATTCGCCCGATCGTGCACCTCTCGACGGACCTTTGGATCTCGTCGTATCGCAGAACGAATAATGGAGACCCGTGTCCCTTCATCTCGTCCGTACATCCAGATGCCGGAGACCGGACAATCATCAAAAGTATCATCAACACCTTCGATCAGCGCCGGCAACCCTACCAGGTCAAGCACTCCAGGCCACGTCCATAGAACATCTGCCACGTTATGAGCAGCAGGACGTCTATCATCCTGCAACCAGACTGTCGGACTCGAGCCATTCCGTGCGTGGTTCTTTTTCAACCGACCCAACTGGCCAGCTCGGAGCAACTCATCGCTGACCTCGCTTTGGCGTTTCCAAATAGGAGTAATAGCTTCGACCGGTACCAGTGCGGCATAGACGATGAAGCTGCCATCACGCTGGACTATGAGGTTATGGGTGATTCCATGCTGCCGATCTCGGTCAACGATGTATGCCAGGGTTGCATCCCAGCCACCTGGCCGCAGACGGGCCTGGAGTTGTGCTGCGGAGAACAGGCGCTCATTGGCATTTCGCCCCTCCCGCCGCCAGCACAAGCGAACTCTCATTCTGAGGCGTTCACCATCAGGAGAGATAGCGGACACCAACTGCTGAACTGCGGTGCCGGTCTGGATGCGCTGGTCCTCGCTCACGACAAAGCCACGCGAGCTTAAAAACGGGGCAATCGCATCTCTGGAGATCTGTTCCGCAAAAAGACTTTCAGACCCACGAAACTCGCGCGCAGCTCCTTTTGCCACGGTATGTCTCCCTGACCATTACGAGTAGTTATGGTGGTGGTTTCGGTGCCACTCGAAGTAAGGAACGGCATCCTCTTTCCAGGCGAGGCACTTCCTGCCAACGAGGCTGGATACAACCCCCTGAATCGACGGAACGATTTTCAGCGCCGGCCCCTGCTGGATCGTACCGGTACTGTCTATGAATACGTAGCCGTTTTCGAATAGGCGATCACAACCCAGGAGGCAGACCGGCATGACGTTGGCGAGGTCTTTCTTCATCCCCGGTGGGCACGAGTGACGCTTGCGAATGTGCCCAATTACCAGCAGATCCACCGGCAGGTCCCGGCCACACAACGCACAGCATTCCGAAGCCTTATTGCTGAGCAGGATGGTTCGCAACAACGCCTGCTCTTTCCGGCGCTTGACCGCCGCGGGCACATCGAGTTCATCGCCGAGATGCTTGAACGCCTCCTTCGCTGCCTCGACATCACGGACCGAGGTGAGCACGCTTCCCGTGCTGGACTCCAGTCCAAGCTCCTCGATGATCCTCGCGCTCAACTCTGGATAGTGGACCGTGAAACTCTGCACGATGTTGGCCGGGTTGTAGCCCGCGACCTGGTTGTAGTCGAGGATACTGATCTGGATGGGCTCCAGGTCGGTGAGAAAATAGACGAACTCCCAAGGCTGCTCCCCTGGGGGAGTTTCCCAAAGCTGTCTGGCCAGTTCGGGCAGGCGCTTCTTGTACGCAATCGTCCCTCGGCGGAAGAACTCTTTTTTCCGATAGAACAGCGCGACATCGCCGACATCCATCTGGTGCCATTTCTTCTCGTTGACCGCCTTCTTGCCCTGAGTGACGCCCCAGACGGCGACAGCTTCGGGAAAGGTACGCTTGAAGTCTGCCCGGTCATCCTCATCCAGATACGGAAGGATCCGGCTGGTTTCCACCAGCCTGTCGATGGTATTGAGGTAATGATCGTAAGCGTCGTTGCTGGAGCATGGCTGTAATACGAGTTGCATGTCGTCCCTTACAGTTCGGTGTATTTCTTCGCATTCCCCCTGGCCTTGTGCGCAGGGTACTTAGCCTCATTCTTGGCCAGCTTGTTGAGGATCGCCTCCTGGAGATCGATACCCAGATTGTCCGCAAGCTCGATCAGGTAGGCCGCCACATCCGCGACCTCATCGGCGATCTCTTCCTTGGCCTGCACGACATAGGCTTCACTCTCTTCCATGGTCTTCCACTGGAAGTGCTCGAGGAGTTCACTGGCCTCGAGACTGATGGATATAGCCAGATTCTTCGGATTGTGGAACTGCATCCAGTCACGTTCGTCCCTGAACTGCCTGATGCGCTCCTGAATGAGCTTCAAATCCACGTGAGAACTCCTATTTTCTGCCTGAACGCATAGTAGCGCCAATCAGACCCGATGCCCCAGCGCTGCAGCCCTCGCAAGCCGGAAAGACCACCCCATCCTTCCCTCCTCTGGAGACACTCCCATGAAGAAGCACGCCAACCCGGCGGCAACCGTTGCTGCCTGGAATTCCGCATACCCCGTCGGCACCGAGGTCGACTACCGATTCCATCGCGGCGCGGCGCCGAAGCGCACCCGTACCACTACTGAAGCCCAGATCCTCGGCGGACACACCGCTGTCGTCTGGCTCGCCGGCGTGTCCGGTTGCGTTGCCTTATCCCACTGCGAGCCGGCCTGAACGTGGCGTGCAGCAACTTCCCCAGCGACAAAGACGAGCAGTGGGACCACGCTGAAAGCGGGTTCGCCCCCAAATTCTGTTTTGCCAATGCTTGATTTGGGACTATCTGGTAGGGACCTCGAACGAATCTCGATAGGACTTGAAAGCCTCTATCGCATGCTCATTTCTATTATTTCCGTCAGAGTCATCGACCATCCTTTCCTCTGGCGTCTTGCCTCCATAGTAGTCTTCGAACCAACCGAAGTACTGCAATCTGATAGAACCAGGGTGAAACTTACTATCAAGCGCCTTCCACCACGTCAAACAGGCTGGACAAGGTGGGAGCTCCGTAAAGCATATAATTGTTCGGACTCCCCGTGCATAGAGTTCTTTTCCGATAGGGCCAGGAGAATTCTGCATGCCAAGTATCATTATGTTGGTAAGCGGAGGCTCCCAGTTGGCCCTAACGCACCGCTCCAAGGCAACCCGCTCGCTGTGGAGCCCCGCTGATCCAGCAGGGGTGCTTGAAGCCTTATGGTCTTTTCCAATTCGAGCATTGTTATTGTCAAGCAACCTTATTGCGCCAAAGCATTTTCCCAAACCAATATCCCCCGACCTTCCACGACCTTTCCGTGCTTTATAAGCGACAACATCAACCCCACGAAAATCAACGCCCTCAACATCGAGCGGCTCGAAGCTAATCGCCATATCGACAACCTCCCTGTTGTGTTTGCATCAATATATGCGCACCAACTCAGGGATTCATTGTAGTCATACTCAAGACCACCCATAGAACAAAAAACCAGCAGCATAATTCTCATTTGAAATAAATCCCTTTCCCCCTCCCGCTTGCAGTTTCCAATGCGGGCGACCGCCCTCTACCACTGCGAACCGAGATAGATCGGTTGCTCTCGAAATCCCTCGAACGGAGTTACGCCATGTTGATCTTGACCCGCCGCCCCAGCGAAACCCTGCATATCGGCGACAACATCACCGTCACTGTCCTCGGCAGCCAAGGCGACCAGGTGCGCCTCGGCATCACCGCCCCGGACGACGTCGCCATCCACCGCTCCGAGATCTACCAGCAGATCGGCAACGTCCGCCCTGTGCCGCCGGCGGAGTTGGTCGAGGCCTGGAACCGAGAGCACCCAGCGCCAGCGCTGATCGAGTACCGGCCGTACCGGGGGGCCGAACCGCAGCGCACCCGCACCGTCGGCCGGGCCAGCGTGTCGCTTGGCGGGGCGGCGGTTATCTGGATCGAAGGCCAGTCGGCGCCGGTGGCGTTGCGGGCCTGCACCGCGATCTCCTGACTTCGGCGCCTGGCCCATTGCCGGGCGTTTAACCCACGGCGAGCGCCCGCCGGTCCAACGGCGCGCACAACGGAGGATCTCGACATGTAGCCCAGCCCCAAGGGCAGATCGCCAACATGCGGTCGAGCCTGTACCCAACCGCTTTCACATAGGGCGGTGCATGTAAGTGGAGACAGGGCGCTTGGCGGCGCCCTTCTCTTTCCTGCTCCTGGCGCGGCCAGGGCGCAGCGGAGAGTGATCGGCAGCCGAGTCAGGCACCTGCCTCGTAAGCAGGCGAGCCAACGAGCAACGCCGCCGGCTGGTGGCGCGGACGGAGCCAGAGGGGACGCCCACGCGCCGATCACTCCCCGCTGCGCATGCAGCGTTCCCCCTCTTCGCCCGGCTCCGGCCGGGCTTTTTTCAACCTCCATTCGAGAGCACCCACCACGGCGCCCCACCGGGCACGACTGCCGTGTGCCTGGGTGCTGCCGAATGCAGGTGAACCACGGAGAGCATCCCGATGTGGACATACCGCGACCGCCGCAACCGCGCGGCTTTCAGCAACGCGCAACTCGCTTACGACCGTGCCGTCGACCCGCTCTGGGACCAGCCGGACCCGGAACCAGAGCCCGAGGACGAGCAGGAGGACGACGATGGCCTTCAGCAATGAACGCGCGGTTCGGATGATTGAGGAAGGCATCACGGCCATGCGCCGGTCCCACTTCCCGCGCCCCGAACAGAGCTTCCTCCACGGCCAGATCGAACTGGCCTACGCAGTGGACTTCATCGACACCCGCCTCTACGACGACATGCGCCGCCGGCTCGACGCCGCGGCGGATTCGCGCTGGGCAGAACTCAGGAGCACGAACACATGACCACCCGCCCCGTTCGCTCGATCATCGACGACCAGCTCGACCGCACCAAGTACCTCGGCGGCAGCGATGTCGCCGGCATCCTCGGCATCAGCCCCTGGCGCACTCCGTTGGACGTGTACCTGGATAAGATCCAGCCGCGCACCGGTCCCGTCGACCCGGCGAAGCAGAAGATTTTCACCCGTGGCCAGCGGATGGAGCCCTACGTCATCGACCTGCTGGCCGAAGAGACCGGCCTGAAGATCGTCGGCCGCGGTAACCGCTACCGCGACCAGCAGCACGATTTCATGGCCGCCGAGATCGACGCCGAGGCCGCCAGCGGCGAAAACATCGAGATCAAGACGGTCAGCCCCTTCAAGGCGAAGGAATGGGGTGAGGTTCAGACCGATGCCATTCCAGTCCACTACACCGCCCAGGCCATGCACGGCCTGATGGTCACCGGCCGCCAGGTCTGCATCTTCGGCGTTCTGATCGGCGGCGACGACTTCCGCGTGTACCGCGTCGAGCGGGACGACGAAACCATCGCGGCGATTCGCGAGAAGGAGGTCGAGTTCTGGGGACGCATCCAGCGCCTGGATCCGCCTGAAGCAACCGCTGTCAGCGACATGCTCCGGCTGTTCGAACGTGACGCCGGAACCAGCATCGAGGCCGATGGCAAGGTCGTGGAGGTGTTCAACCGCTTGCGCGAACTGAAAGCCAAGGCCAAGGGCCTGGAGTACGAGATCGAGTCCGCAGAGGAGCGCATCAAGCTCTTCATGCAGGACCACGCCCAACTCACGGTCAACGGCAAGTCGGTACTGACGTGGAAGTCCCAGACCACCAACCGCTTCGACCAATCCGCCTTCAAGGAAGCTCACCCCGCGCTGTTCGAGCAGTTCAAGAAGACCAGCGAATCCCGCGTTTTCCGCCTCAAGTAACCGGAGCCCAGCATGTCCGCAACCGCCCTGAAAGCCGCCGCGACCGGCAATGTCGCCAACAACGGTCAGCCGAAAACGCTGGCCCACCTGATGACTGACCCGAAGATCAAAGCCCAGATGGCCCTGGCGCTTCCGAAGCACATGACCGCCGACCGACTCGCGCGCATCGCGCTGACCGAGATCCGCAAAGTACCGGCCCTGGCGAAATGCAATCAGGAGAGTTTCCTCGGCGCCGTGATGCAATGCGCGCAGCTCGGCCTGGAACCGGGTAACGCTCTCGGCCATGCCTACCTGCTGCCGTTCGGCAACGGCAAGGCGAAAGATGGCCTGTCGAACGTCCAGTTGATCATCGGCTACCGCGGGATGATTGACCTTGCCCGGCGCTCCGGCCAGATCGTTTCGCTCACCGCGCGCACCGTGCACCAGAACGACCAGTTCAGCTATCGCTACGGCCTCGACGAGGACGTCCAGCACGTTCCGGGTGAAGGTGAACGCGGCGTCATGACCCACGTCTACGCGGTCGCCAAGCTGAAGGACGGCGGCGTGCAATTCGAGGTCATGAGTAAGGCCGACGTCGACAAAGTACGCGCCACCAGCAAGGCATCCGGAAACGGGCCTTGGGTCACCCACTACGAAGAGATGGCCAAGAAGACCGTCATCCGCCGGCTGTTCAAGTACCTGCCGGTCAGCATCGAGCTGCAGACCGCAGTCACCCTGGACGAACGCGCCGACGCTGGATTGGACCAGGACAACGCGTCCATCCTCACCGGCGAATACAGCGTTGTTGACGACCAGTCTCAGGACCAGGTCCCGGACGGCGTGAACACCGAGACGGCCGAAATCACCGAACCCGCCCCGGGCCAGCAGTCGGACACCGGCGACACCGGTGACGACGGGCTCAATCTCGAGTAACCGGCCATGCCCAGCCTCACTGTCCTTGAGCGGTACGGCCAAGTCGGGGAGTTCGCCGCGCTACTCGGCGCGGCCGAGCTCAACGCCGCTACGGACTGGGACGAGCAGTTCCTGGCCGACCTCCGCAGCAACTTCCAGCGCTACGGCGCCCACACCTACCTCAGCGACGCCCAACTCGAGCAGTTGGAACGGATCGCCAACGAATAGGACCCATACCCGATGAGCAACAACCCGCACTTCATGAACATGACCGCCGACACGCTCGGCAAGAGCTTGCTGCAGGGACTGATCCAGGAAATCCGGATCATGCCGGACTGCTGGCAGAAGCTTCCCGAGGCCAAGCAGCAGGACATCATCGACCGCCTGGAGCGCCAGGTACGGAATGCCGCCACCATCGCGATCCACACGATTGCCGGCGGCGACCGCGACACGGTCTACGGCAAGCTCGAATCCTTCACCGCAAAGGACAAGGTAAAAGCGGTATTCACCGTGAGCCCCAGCAGTCCGAACCAGGAGCAACTCTTTGGCGCTGTGCACCAGGACTGCTTGTTGGTCATCGGCGGCGCCGCTGAGTTCCTCGACGGCATGAAGGACGTGAAGGCGGATCCGGACCAGAACCCGCTGGACCTGAATGGCGGCGACGGCGACATGGAAGACGGCGCCTGGGGCGGCGAGCAGCAGCCCGACGATGATGTCGTAGATGCCGAGTTCCAAGAACTGCCGCAACTCACCGTCGAGCGCTTCGCCGGCCACACCCTGGGCGAGATCGCCATCGGCGTCGCCACCAAGAAGGACGTGTTCGACGCGGCCTGGCTGCAATCGCGCTTCGCTCTCACCACCGAGGAAGCCGAGCGCGTCGTTCTCCAACTGCTGAACCAGGGCGTCATAGTGCTCGAGCACGATGACGAGGAATCCCGCGAGCTGAACACTTACCGAGTCGTCAAGAAGCCGGGGGATATCGCCCTCGATCTGGAGTGAGCCATGCGCATCACGAAACTCGAAATCACCAACTTCCAAGGGCTGCGTCATGCGGCCCTTGATGTTTCTGCGCCGGTGCTCCGCGTACGCTGATTCACCACCAGGGCGCCGCAACGGCGCCCAGCACCACGAGTCGCCCGCATGGAATGCAAAATCACCTCCTCGCGCCGTGCGGAGGATGCTGCGCGCTTGGCCGCGTGGCTTTACCGAGCAACGCAGTGATTGCCCTGCCACTGCCAGGACAAGATGACACCATTCTTCAACTCGAAGGTGGTCGTGCAAGAAAGAGGGATGTTCTGTGCTGGCGAACCACCGCTAGAAGTCGTGTATGCGGTATTTCCATAGTAGGTAGTCGTATAGGATGGGGAAACTCCCGGCATATAAATATTGCTTGAGTTCGTATATGTAATGAATCGCGACTCCCCTGAATTGTATGCCTGTTGAGGAGGCCCCCAGGCGCGGATCAGATCGATCTCGCTGCTTCCAACCCACGAATTCAAAACATTCTCATACTTGGCAGTTGTTGCGCATCCAGCGAGCACGGCAATTACCCATAAAACTAGCCCAGTTTTTTTCATCGCTATCCCTTTCTAGTCATTCGACCAAAGCCGGGTGGACTCCACCTCAAACAATTTACCGCGAAGCATCGCGTTGAGCGTGCCTGAAGCTTGGTAATAGCCACCACACGGCTCACAAAAGAACCGTCGGCCACCTCCGAAACTTTCAACTTCACTACCAGCCTCACCTCCGCATACCAGGCACGTCATAACTCCTCCTTGATCCGGCCCCATGCCGGGCCACCCAACTCTAGACCCAATGA